TTCTTTCCTTCTTTTCTTCTTTCTTTTCCTTGTTGACACCTTATATGTCAATTGTCCAGATATCCTGTTGATAGGACTTATCATACTTAGTGCGATCACACCTCAACAAGTTCATCAACATTCTCTTAGTAGGAAACCCTGCTTCTATATCAGCACGAGTAATGTGACACTTTCTTATCATTCTAGTCACATTTGAATGTTTATTCTGAATTACTTCATCCATTCTATTTCGCCAATTAGGAACATACCTGACGAAATGGCAATAAGCCATTCTACAAAATTCATACCACTGCAAATTACACGGGTTATCATAGGGACCTGAAATAGACCTAAGTAAACTGTCTAACTCAGTTGACTTATCTCCTGACCCTTTACCAAATTTTCTAATATTTGTAATCAATGGACGATACTGGACAACAGATGGCATGTCCACCCCCATAAATTCCCTAGGGAGAGGAATAGCATACTTTTGGAGAAACACTATACCTTTATCTTTTAATCCTCCTTTTTGATCTGACTCACTCATAAAGTGATCAACAATTATAAAGTCACGAATCTCAAAGTTAGCAAACTCTTTAAAAAACCACGAGACATTCTTCTCAGTAAACCATGCTCGCAGCGTTTCAAAAAAAGCACATAAATTATCATCTCCAAAAACTCCTAAAGCCCACTTCAGTTGTTTATATGCCACCATAAATTCTTTTCTAAATAGAAGATCATTAAGCAAATGATATACTATAAAACAATAGTATACTAATGCCACGATCCAACTATCACCATGGGAAGTTTCAAATGTACCAGAGGGCATAACACCATAGACGAGCCTCCATATATTTCCTATAAATTGTGTAATCTTGGTAACAAGTCTATGTGTCACTTCTTCCAAAGCTTCTCTAAACACCTTCTCATCTTCAGGAGTTTCAAATGAATAATACCTAGATGTTGAAAATGAATACAATTCCAACAATTTCTTTAATACGCTAGTATCAAATCCTTTTATATCAAACATCATGTATAACATTCCCTTAGTTTGATAAAGAAAATCTTCTGCAAAAAATTGCATACCTCCATGATTCCAATTCAATCCTATTCTAATAAGCTTCCCTCTCTCAATTTTTTGCCTTTCACCATGCACCAACATAGAGAGACACAGAGTAAGGAGATCTGGAATGAAATATTCACGGGCCTTAAGTGCAATCTTCTGCAAACTATCCAAAAATTCCTGTCCTATTCCCATAGCCAAATGGACTTCAGATTTTATAACAATTTTAAAGAATGCGGGAGGTAATTCATACTCTTTTCCATTAATTATCGCATCCACATACTCTAATACTACTTTTAAAGCCCATTCCATCTGTTCTAATTTTTTTCCACCTACGCCTTTAAGAATCCTTACATTATCCTTTTCATAAA